GGTCGGATCCGCCCAAAAGACTTGTCCCTGTGGAACTGCTGGTTCTCCTGCCATTGTATTAAGTTCTCCTTGTTATAAGTAGATTAATATTACTTTTTCCTCTGTTAATCTTCAAATGATGCTCCAGTTCTTGTAATTATAAAGTCAACTGCAATGAACTCGATAGCACGAGCAGGCTTTAAGAAAACCTTTGCGTAAAGAACATTTCTGTCAATCAAATCGGCAGTTGTTGTTGTGTCGTCTAACACAACTTTGAAATCAGTCAAACCGCCACCGGACTTGATACTTTCAAGAAATTTCTCTGTCCTACCAGAGAATCCATTCCAAGTCGCAGGAATGTTGTTTTCAAACAATGTCGTAGCAGCAATCCTAGAAACTCCCTTTTTGATAAAGAGAAGCAATCTTCGAACGTTAATCCTATCAAGCGCCGATGATTTTACTTGCATCGTCTTTTGACCAAAGATTACAATACCTTCCGCCGGGAAGGAGGCAATCGGATTCACGCTCTCAGTATAAAGCCTATCTCTGTCTCTTGAGGTGAGCTTGCCGTCTACGTTAACAACTGTTAAGCCTGCGGCGCCCTCGGATAGACCGCCCCTGACAAACCCTGCGGGAGCGAACCAGATGGCGGAGCTTCTTTCAGAGCTAGCAAAAGTACCCAAAGCGACTACTGAAGGGGGTACCCAAACAATCCCTGAGTTAAACGAGTCTAAAACTTGCACCCACGGGTAGTAGGAACATGCATAGCTTGAGTTAACGCCGCGTGCTTTCATGTTGCTAACAACTGTATCCACGTCGCCCTTTCTGGTGGCGTCGTCGTTAGTAGTTTGTGCGCGTGGTACATACCCACCTTCCAAATCAATAATTGCTAGGGCGTCGCGACGGTCTTCACAAATATCAATCATATGATCTGTTAATGCGTTCTTTGTCAGGCCAGGAGCGACAAGGGCGTTAAATTCAACAACCTCTGGATCCGCTACTGAGTTGAGGGCCCTTCTCCACGAATTGTGGACAGAACTAACAGTTTCAGAAGCACCCAACACGTCGGATCTCATGTTAAACGGATCTTTTTCTGTTATGTCAGTTCCGTCGAACCCGCCTACGAGTGGCATAGTAAATCGATCATATTGCAAATCAAGAAGGGATTTGTAGCCATCAGTAGCTGTATGGGAGTCGCCCTGCCTTCTTGAGCCTGACTGATGCCAAACCCTTGCATCGTTATCATTGGCTGTGGTTTTTACTACAATATCATCCAACGAAAAGCGGAAAGAAATTTCCTTTTCGGCAGCTGCTGTGTTGGGCGGTAGTGGCCTAACCAAATCAAGATATGATTCATCAAAATTCACACTTGAACCAGAGTCTTGCTGCGAGTTAACTCCAAAGTAGGCATCCTTTTTATTGCCCAAATTGCCCTGCGAGGCCGACACCCTCAAAAAGTCTTTTAGACTGGGGAATTCGACTGGCAGTTTGGGGTACCCCGGGGAACCATGCACCGCGTTCATAGAGCCATGAGACACTATATAACTGCCTGTGGCGGCTGGAGTCCCTAGGCCGGCCCCGTCCCGGTTGGAGGGGCTAAATTCCGCCGGTATGCTTCCGGAGCCGCCGGCAATAAATGCGTTAGCAGGAATCGCATGCGCATAGGCGGCGGGGACCACCGAGCCTGCTCCACCAGCATCGTCTGGTACATTGCAGGCAAGATGAGTCCCGCCCGGGCCAAGTGTTATAAACCGGTCGGGGCCTACAAATCCGAATGGCAAGAAGGCGGGATTTGTACCACCCGTTTCTACATCCGAATTGAGTTCGACTCGGACAAACTTTGATCTGTTTTCATAAGTTCCCAAATCACGCCACCTTCTTTGGGAGTCACTCCAAGTATAGTGTCTGTCGCCAATTATCCTGGCAATAAAGTTTGGTGAGTTTGGATTCAAGTTACAATTTCTATACCTCTCCACAAATATAGGTTTGTTGTCGCTGTCCTTCAACTTTCGAAGCACAACAGTAAAGGTACCATATGGTTCGACGTCCTCATTAGAAGAATGTTTAATATCTTGAATAGAGATTTTTAAGTTATTTTGTTCCCAAGTACCTCCAGCAGGCAATGAGTGAAATTTGAACAACTTTTGTTCATTTACTAAATCATAACTACCAGTAGCGCCCAGGTCTTGTCCTAGAACCCATCCAGTAGCGGACGGAGTTACGCCCATTTGAAAATTTCCACCGTCGGCCGAAGCACCCTTAAGAGGTAAAATAGTGCCAATCATAACACCAGCGTTTATGGCTGCTATCTTTGATTCGTACGTTTCTCCTAACCAGTAGTTGACCGTATCGCTTGTTATACTAGAGTTAGTTTTGGTGGGGTTGGTATTGAAAACTTTTCTAATAAATTGGTTTGAATTCCTATTAAAATTAAACGTAGTATTTTTAATGACGGTACTGTCTTGATCCACCACTACGGCTTTCCATGTTCCGCCGGTGCTGTGATTGTCCCGGGCTCTCAACAAAACACCCAGACCCTGATCACCAACCCTATCGTCCATGGCAGCTGCGCCGGATAATAGGACTGCGCCATCGTTCAGGTACCATACTGCAGCCAATGTGCCCGTTGCAAGTGTGCTCCGAGCAGAACCAGATTTCCAAACAAACAAACCCTGCGCGCCGCCCATGGTCGTTCGTTTGGACGAGACGGAGCCAGAAGTTTTCCAACCAGCTTCTCCTCCAGTTGTCTTGTCTTCGTGTTCCGCACCAGCTAAACGTACAATGGTCGCTGGTGAATTATTTTTTAACCAGGCTTGTGCAGCATATGCGGCATATGTTGGAGCAGAAGCATCATTGCCCTGCCTCCAAAGATCTCCACCCTCTGGTGAACTTACAGGATTCCCAAAAACTTCTAGAAATTCGCTGAACGATTCAACCCGCACGGGTCGGAGCGCTGGCCCTCGCCGGGTTCTCCCAACGATGACGGGCCCGATTGCAGTTGGGGTCCGAGGGAATTGTGATAGGTCTACTTCTTGAAGGAAGATCCCGGGTGATACAAATTTAAACTTGCTTATTGGCATATGTGATACTCTCCCTTAAGATTATACTTACAATCATTTATAATTAGTGTGTGGAACCCTGAAAGGCCAAATTAATCCCTATAAAAACCTCTCTTATCGATGTGATCTAGTATGTCTCCTAGAATTACTCTTTCCCTTCCCAGCTTAATTTCTACGGCATTTTGTCTTTTCACTATTTTCGGTTGGTCCTCATTTTTGTCGGCACCAATTATATACCCCAAGGCATTAACAGTAATTTTTGTTTCATACTGCCTCTCCTCTTCCTCCATCCCTGAAATATTATTTCCCTGACTATAGTCTTCCTGAATAAACCCTTCGTAAGCATGACCCTCTCTTCCAAAAATAAAATAATTAATTCCGCCAGTTTTCACCAAGAGGGGTGCTAGCATTTCATTCATTTGTTGCTGATATTCTGTTCTTAAACTAATCGTGTAGACAATATCCAAATAAACCGGAATTGGAATTGTAACTGTTTCATAAACAACTTTTTTATTCTTTTTTGGGAAATTAATCTGGCCATGGCCGGCGCGTTGATGGCCGGCGCCGCCGTGCCTTTTTGCTGAATCTGCATTGGCAAAATTAGAAGTTTTGTCTTGATTTATTACAGCCGGTATGTCGCTATATACCGTGCCCTTTTTGGAAAGGCTTTTCCCTATCGACGCCCTTTCAATTGTTATAAGTGGTAAAACCAAGGTTCCATCCTGATCTCTTAAGCCTTTGTCTCTTTTGATTTGGTAGGCCCTTTCAGCAGAAACCCAAATGACAGAAACTTTTTTAAATCCTTTATTCGTCTCGGAAAAAATATTTAATCTATCGTTCACCCAATCATAAAAAGCGGCGTCAATGTTCTCTAACGTAGAAGCTTGAAAAGGAATTTCTTCCCTCACGTCTGCAGGGTTATCGACCTCAGTAAATGAGTAATCTCTTTTTTTATTTGCCATCGAACAATCCCTCTCTGGCTCTTACGCATTTTGCGACAATCTCCATTTTATGATTTTCCTGTCCAAATATTAATTTTGGTTCAGCAAGAGTTACGATTTCATAATATAATTTTTCGAACTGGGCGAAGTCGCCCTCACGAACAAAAAGGTTCTGATCTTCAACGAGTCTTCTTTTATGAAAGTGGATTGTCAACGAAGATCTGCGATCGATGCCATAATTTGTTGTTGAAGTAGTATGCCCTTCCCAGTCAACTAAAGCATATACTCGCACTGGGGGTAGGAAAGTTTTCTTAATCGCCTCGCCATATATCGGATGAAAGTTTGTTCGATCTAGATCGATCGGAAAATATAATATAGGCTGCCCTATTATTCTTTCGATTAATTCGTCGTTGACCTGCTTGACAAGGTTTCTTTCTTTTTCCCCAAGAAATAGAGGGGGAGGGGGACTACTTGGCTGTTCCCATTTGTTTTCTGCCATTATCGTTAACCCCTATATATAGAAAATGCTGGAATTGTCTGATTAATTTTATTTGTGTTTTCCGCTATGGCTGCAGCATCTTCAACCAGCTTCTTGTATGTCAATTCATCAAGGGTTGTTTTAAGTTCCTCTCTCAATTTTTCTTGCTCTTCTTTCGCTTGACCAAGCAAAGCATCTGCGTTTAACGTAACCGTCTCACCGGGAATTGGAATGGAGGCAAATTTGCCTCTTATTTGCCCAAGCATCTCTTTTGCTAAGGCTAAAGCAAACCTACGAATCCACTGCTTCCCAATGCTATTAATACTTTTATAAGGAATATTTTCGAAAGGAAGCGTATTTAAGTTGTTAATTCCATCCGTCCCCTCTTGTCTATTACCGTCCTCTTCCCATGAATCTTGAGGAATCATGAATTCAACCCAAAATTTATTAACATTACTAGAGCCCTTGACGGGGTACGGATATAGTCTCAATTTGTTATTTATGATCTCATACGAATAGTGGGACAACCGTGTATAAATTGCGTCTTCATATGCTAAAGCCTGTGCTTTATTTTGCCAAACTGGAACGACTTGGAAAGTTGTATCGTCGGCCCACTGACCATATGTTGTCAAGTTGCCTAAAACGTTAATCCCGCCATAATAACCAAAGAATCTCCACATAGCACGAGGAGTAGTGTAATATACTCTCTTTAATAAAATTTTCTTATTCCCAACCAAGCCAGCAAAACTAACAGGTTCTCCAGTTCCATCATCACTGTTTGTATTTGAAGAACCCGAAATAATCTTTTGTAAATCGTAATCTTGTTGACCCCCTACAACCGCGAATGACGCAGAGTATAGAGTGTCGGAGCCCCCCATCCCAATTTCTGATATCGACGCGTCAGAAACTCGGTTAGCATATCCGAATTTAAATTTAGGATATTTTAATGCAACGTTCGAGCCAGATAAAGCAGTACCAGTAAGTTTCCCATCCTGATCGAAAGAACCTGTTGTTTTACCCAGAAGAGAATTGAGCGAACTCTTTGCCTGGTGTACATTGACTATATATGAATATTCTAGTACAGATTCTTCATAGGCGGAGTAAACCTGCGATGGGTCCAATTCTATATCTAGTACGTCACCGCCAAGTTTTTTGTATGTGTGCGCGACCTGATCGACCGCCCCAGAAACAAATGTAGCAGTTGTGTATATACCAAAAGGCAAGTTTGTAAGTACATTGCTATGCGTCCCAGTTACGGGAAGTCTCGTTTTACTAACATTACTCGACGGACGGAGGGCGCGGATGGCCATTATAAATACTCCCTGACTAATCTAAGTAGTTTACAATAAGCATAATATCACTTTCTCGTCCTAGTAATTATAC